CTGTCTCAACCTCGTGAAGAGCACCGACGAGCTGTCCCGCCTTCGTTCCTTCCTGGCGGGGGGCCCGGACTCCCGCCCCGACCTCTCCCTCCAGGGGGAAGTCGAGCTGCGCGTGATGCTCGTCGCCGCCGTCCAGCAGCTCGGCTGGCGCGTGATGGATCAGGCGGGCGTCATCGTGGAGGTCGGATGATTCGTCGGATGGGCCGCGTCTACAAGACGACGATCGACGGGAAGCCGCTCGGGACGCACAAGCGGCGCGCGGACGCGCAGGCGCAGCACAACCTCGCCAGCATCCTCTCGGATGCGGTGCGGGGATCGCGGGACGAGGCGGACGCGCATCGGCGCATCGACACGGCCTTCCGGGGCGGAAAGTAGGACCATGGCGAGCCCGACGACTGCAACCTTCTCCTGTGCCATCCGGGGCGACTTCGCCGGGGACTCGAACGTCCTCGTCCAGTGGGCAATCAACGCGCCCTACGCACTGGAGACGACCGTCGAGTGCGGCGCCGGCTTCAACCTCGTCTCGGACAGCATCATCACCCTCACGCCCTTCAACCTCATCATCCTCATTCCCCCGACGACGAACACGGACCCGATCCGGCTCAAAGGGATCAACGGGGACTTCGGCTTTGTCATCTCCTCCAACTCCCCGACCATCCTGGCCGGCGTGACCAGCGGGTCGTTCGGCCTGACCTGTACGGTCGGCGGCTACAACGTCATCGCGAGGTACATCTAGCCGTGCCCTACAAGGTTCATGCCGCCCGCGTCCCCTCGACCTCCCGGACCGTGCATCGCATGGGGTCGCTCACCGTGGGCAACACGATCTACACCGTCCCCGCCGGGAAGACGCTGACGATCCTCGCGGCCTACGTCTGTGCCGTGAGCAGCGGCCTCGTCGGGACGGCGCAGCTCGGCTTCCCCTCCGAGGACGACGGCGCGCCGTACGACCTGATAATCCTCAAGCTGCCGGCGACCTCGGGCCTGGTGCTCGCCATGCCCATCTCGTGTGAGGTGCGCGTGCCCGCCGGGACGGCGATCGTCGCCGGGGGAACCAACTTGACCTCGTTCAGCTACGGCATGAACGGCTACATCGAATCCGTGTAAGGAGACTCCATGGCGAACGGGACAATCAACGCCGTCACGCGGCGCGCATCGAACATCACCCTCATCGACGCGGCGGTCGCGATTGCGGACGGCGTGTGGATGGACTCGATGGACTTCTTCCAGGGCAGCATCGACGTGACGATCGTTACCACGGCGACCGTGCAGGTGCGGGGCTCGGATGCGCCGACGATCCCGGCCAATGCGACGCACGGGAACCAGGTCGGCTCGGACATCACCACGTCCGGGCAATACTCGATTCTCAACTGCCCGCGGTGGCTCAAGGCGCGCGTCTCGGCGTGGACCGCTGGCGCCGTCACGGTCAACACGACGCTCCGCAAACAGGTGGTGTTCTAGTGGCTACGCTCGTCGGCGGCACGGCTGTCGTGATTCCGGGCACAGGCCTGTCCTCGGAGTCAGACCCGAAGTACCGCAACTACCTCCAAGGGGCGAACGTCAACGGTCCGGCCACGCTGCTCCAACTGGTCAACGCTCCCAGCGGGCAGATCGCTGGGTCGGGCACCATCTCGGTCGGGCCCGGAGCCGATCCGAAGCTCATCTACGCGCTTCGCTACACGATCGACTACCCCGTCCTCCTTGTGTCCCTCAAGGTGAGCATCACCGTCGCGGCCACGGCAAACTGGCGCGCGGGCGTCTACGGCTCTGGCGGGAACGGGGACATTCTGCCCAAGACGCTCCTCGCGGATTCGGGGAACGTCGCGACGAACCCGGCCGGGACGAAGAGCGCGACACTGAACGTCCGGCTTCAGCCCGGGAATTACTGGTTCGTGACGCACTTCCAGAACAGCGCCGGGAGCACGATCAACGTCCATGACGTGACGCGCTCGGACAACCTGGGAACCGACTCGACCCTCGTGCCCGTCAACGGGCTCACCCAGTTGCAAAACTTCGGCGCCCTGCCCGCCACCTGGGGGAGTACCTACACCCTGAGCACGACGCAGATTCCGACCCTCTACGCCGAGTTCGCGGTATGAGGCTGTTCATCGCCATGCTCCTCACCGGATGTGTGCTGCGTCCCGTCGCCCTCGCGCAGGACGAGCGCCTGGAGCAGAGCAAGCTCCCGTTCGTGCTGGACCCGCGCTTCTGCGGGCCCGGTATCGGTGAGGCGTGTCGCGCGCAGCCGACGCCCTGTTGATTGGAGCCGTTCGGGTGATGTCCCGTCTCTCCTTTGCATTCGCGCTCATCGTCGTCGCGGTCGCATCCCCGTTCGTCCTCCCCGCCGTCTGCCTCTACCACTACCTCTGGCGCCGAAATGACTGACTCACTCCGACACGCCGTCGAGGCCGCCGAAGTTCTTGCGAACCGCAAGGACGGCGACGGCCTGCGCCTCGCGACGAAGGACTGGTCCGATGAGAGCCCGAGCGGCCTCTTCGCGCACCAGCGTGCGCTGTTGAAGAGCGACAAGTCCGAGGCCTGGTTGTTCGGGGCGAACCGCTCGGGGAAGTCCGAGGCCCTGGCGATCATCATTGCGTCCTTCCTCCGCTTCGGCGTGCTGGACCCCCGCGAGGCCTACGCGCCCGGGTTCGTCTTCGCCGGCCCGAAGCGCGTCTGGTGTATCAGCCTGACCCTGGACCTCTCCCGGAACATCTTTCAGCCCAAGCTCTTCAACAACGGGGCGCGCATCGACGGGCGGCCACCGCTCATCCCCGATAGCGAGATCGCGGCCTGGAATATCACGAACCAGACGCTCCGTTTGAAGAACGGCTCCATCGCCATCTTCAAATCGTCCGACGCGGGCGAGTCCGTGTTCCAGGGCGCGGACATCGACCTCATCGGCTTCGACGAAGTGCCCGATCACGGCGTCTACCGCGAGAGTACGATCCGAATTGGCGGCGGACGACGCCTGCTCATCCGTGGCGCGGCCACCATCCTCCCTCCTCCGGGCATTCCGGGCGGCGTCTCCTGGATGTACCAGGCGAAAGCGCAGCCCTGGGTCGCCCTGGGGACGACCAACGCCGAGCGGAACGCGAAAAGCCCGGACCTGGACGTGTTCACGGCCGGGATTCTGGACAACAAGACGATCCTCGCCTCCGAAGTCGAGCGCCTCAAGACGATTTTCGCCCCCGGCTCGCCCGAATACATGATCCGCGTGCTCGGACACCTCCTCCCGTCCATCGGTGGCGCCCTCTGCTACACCGGATTCAGCCGCAGCTACCATGTTGTCGAGAATCTGGCGCCCCTGGACACCGAAGGGCGCCGCTACCCGACCATTCACCCCTACCTGCCCCTCTGTTTGAACGCGGACTTCAACCCGGAGAACGGGGTGTGGACGATTGGGCAGCGTGTCGGCCGGGTTTTCCGCGTTCTGGACGAGATCACGCTCGAACGCTCGGACATCGCGTCCATGTGCAACGAGTTTCGGTCCCGCTACCCGGCGCACCAGGCGGAAGTGTGGATTCATGGTGACGCGACGGGCCGCCGACGCGAAGGGCAGACCGGCATGTCCTCGTTTCACCTTATGACGCAGTATCTCAGCGGGTATCCGGCGCCCCTGCGGTTCAACCTCCCCGATGTGAACCCGCCCCAGCAGGAACGGGTCGCTGCCGTCAACCTCCAGCTCCGTTCGACCTCGGGCGAGCGCCTTTTCGAGATCGCGCCGACCTGTCCCGAGACGTTGAAGGACTTGGAAGGGACGAAGTGGAACAAGCGGGTGCAGATCGACAAGATTCACGGTCGGCGCTCGGACGGGATGGATACCGTCGGGTACTGGATCGCGTTCGCGGCCCCGACGCGCACGCCCTACGTCATGGCCGGCGCCCTGCGGTCGATCCGCACGCCCGGCTACCAGGCGCCGTCCCACTCCGCGGGCGTCTTCCCGCATAGCCGGAAAAACGGGTTTCTCTACAGCCGGAGGGCTGGGTAAATGGCGAGCGACATCCTGACGATCAGTCGGCGCTACTTCACCCGGGCGGACGTGGCCTTCCGCGCCCGCCGAAAGAAGAACGAGGAGAATTGGCGCGCCTACATGGGCGAGCAGGACTTTAGTTACAAGGCGGACTTCCAATCTCGCGAGACGACGCCCGGGTTCCCGATCGCCGTCGAGCACATCGTCGGCACCTTCGAGCGCGCCCTGACGGACAGCGACGACTGGATGACCGCCGAGGCGCCCTCCCCAGCGGGCAAGCCCTTCCTGGAGCCCGCGATCATCCAAGAGATGCTCCAGTTCTACCTAGAGCGCATCTGGAAGCCGGGCAACCACGCCGAGACGGCCTTCGGGATTCAGGTGCTCGTCGGCGACGCCTGCAAGCGGGGCATCATGGAGCCCTACGTCATCGCAAAGGTGTGGCCCGTCCTCGTACGCAAGCGGCTCTTCCGCTTCGAGCGCGCCCAGGCGGACGCGGACGTGTACGCCCTCCCGGCCACCGAGCTGCTGGGGAAGCAGCTCAAGCCCGTGGACGTGGAGACGCTGCGCATCGCCGTCGAGCTGATTCCGTACGAGGACTACTTCCCCGACCCGGCCGCGGCCTGCCGCTACGAAATCCACCGCTCCCGCCGCGCGCTCCACGAGCTGCTGGCGAACCCCGAGTACGACAAGGAAGCGGTCAAGCGGCTCATCGGCCAGGCGAACGACGAGTACCAGAAGCGCAACGGCGCGCAGCGGGACGCGGACCGCAACGTCGGGCCGGACCCCTACGTCGTGGACGTGTTCGAGGGCTGGGGCGACATCATCGACCACGAGACGGGCGAGATTCTCGAAATGGATGGCGTCCACTGCGAGAACGTCTTTTGGGCCTGGGCCGGGAGCGAGGTGCTGCGGAAGCCCACCCCGAATCCGAGCTGGGACGGGACGCGCCCCTTCGTCGTCGCGCCGATGATTCGCGTGCCGGGCACCGTCGAGGGCAAGGCCCTGGCGGACCACGCCGTCCCGATGTGGAAGGCGATCAACGAGCTGGTGAACCTGCTCTTGGACTCGGCGATGAAGGCCGCGTGGGGCGTCGGCCAGGTGCGACCCGACCTTATGGAGTCGCCCGAGGAGATCGCGGACGGTGTGCCCCAGGGCTACACGGCCGTGCTCAAGCCCAACACGCCCCAGGGCGTCAAGTTCTACGAGCGCGTGGACAACGGCGAAGCCCCGCAGATCAGCCTGGACAACCTCAACCGGCTCGAAGGCTACCTCCAGCAGTCGCTCGCGATGCCCGACACCAAGATGGGCACGCTGCCCCAGCGGCAGACCAAGGCCACCGAGGTCGTCCAGGCAATGCAGTCCGCCGGCTCCCTCTACGAGTCGTTCGCGGCGCGGTTCGAGGACACCTTCCTGGAGCCCCTGTTCGAGAAGTGCTGGCGCCTCCTCATCCAGTATTCCGATGACTTCATGGAAGAGGAGCTGGTGCAGATTCTCGGGCCGACGAATGTCATCCGTCTCCAGGACATGAGCCCGGCCGAACGCTTCCAGCTCGTCGGCAAGGCGACGTTCCGCGTGCGCGGCCTCCGCGGCGTGGCGAGCAAGGAGCGGACGTTCCAGAAGTTGATGACGGTCGTGAACCTCCTCTCGTCCAACCAGCAGTTCGCGGACAACTTCGGTCAGACCAAGGACTTCACGAAGCTCTGGGAGCAGCTCCTCCGCGCGACCGGGATCGACCCGACCAGCCTGGACGTGGATGAAGAGCCGGACATGGCGCCCGAAGAGATGGCGCCCGAGCAGGGGATGGTCGCGGGCGGTCAGCTCGACCCAGCCCTGGCGCCCAGCTCTGGTGCCTCCCAGCCCAACGTCGGTGACACGGCGCAGGCGGGTGCCGGAGGCGACACGACCATGGCCCCGAACAACCCGGCCGGCAACCAGGCCGTATCATAAGCAGGAGGCAGGATGCCCTTGAACCCACCCGTTCGGTCTATCGAAGACGCGCGCCGGCAGATGCAGGGCGAGTCGGATCGGGCGAAGCAGATCGCCACGGATCAGATGCAGAAGATGGGCTATGGCCGCGCGGCGGCCTTCACGCCCCAGGCGCGCGCCCGCAATCCGTACGTCCCCGAGAGTGAGCGTCCGCAGCCCCTGGAAGCGTCGCCTCCGCTCGTGACCGACACCCTCAACCTCAAACCGAAGACGGACCGACGCTCCTTTGGCGTCGGCCAGGGAGATCAGTGATGACCAATACCTACAAGGGCGGCAACTGCTGTGACGGGGCGGGCGGCAAGCCTTCGCTCGGCTTCACCGTGAGCCCGGAGCACAAGAACGCCCTCGGGCACTTCGCGCAGGAGAAGTTCCTTCGCGAGGGGCACAATACCGGGCCCTACCTCCCCGGTGACAAGGACCGTGGGATGCGCCCACCGCCGGTCTTCTCCGCGGTCGCGACACGGGACAAGCAGGGGATGGTCAGCAAGAACGTCGACAAGCTGGGCGCCGTTCGCGCCCGCGCCGCAATCAAGTCCGGGAACGCGGCCGTCGCGTCCGAGCGCCCGGTGCTCGCTGCGCGCATCGCCGCGAAGTCGGCGGGCGCCAGCCGCAAAGACACCCGCGCAGCCGTGAAGACGGCGCGGGCCGATCCGAACAGTCGCCGGTCCGAGCGCAAGGCACGCCGGGGCGCGAGGGCGGGAGCGGCGGCGGCAGCGGCCTTGTGATCGTCGAACGCTCCAAGATGGCCGGCCTCACGGCCCTCGCGGACAACCGGGGCTCGGCCTCGTTGCCCGTTCTCCAGGACATGCAGGACTGGTGGAAAGCGTGGGGGCCCCGTATCTCACGGGATGTAGGGCAGCAGGGGTGGGTGCTCTTCCTCTTGGACGCGCACGAAAAGCTGGTCGAAGGGAGTATGCTCGTGAGCCGCATTATTCGGAACAAGCCCAAGTGGGACGGCCTCGGCACCGAGAGCGAGTGGGGCAGCGTCGAGGTCGCGACGACGGCCGCGCTCCGCTGGTTCGAGAACCACGCCCCTGCCGTCCAGCGAGACGCCCCCGATTGGGCGCAGTTCCTCATCACGGCGCAGTACGGCGCGTTCTGTGCGCTCGCTCGGCTGGGCCGCGAGCTACAGGGCCTCAAGGAAGCGGGCTACTCGACCGTGGTCCTGGAGACGAGCGACAAGGGCGTCGCCTGTACGCAGGGCGGCGCGACCTTCCTAGAGGAGACGGCGTGAGCGACGACCTCACCCCGGCGAAGGCGGACATTCTCCAAGGGCAGCACGCCGCGGGCCTCCGCGCGGACGGGATGCTCCGAGCCTTTGGCGCCCTCCACGCCGATCGAGAAAAGCAGATCATCGACGAGCTGCTCGCCTGGTTCATCAGCAAGGATTGGGACGAGCGGACCGCGATTCGGTACATCGCCAAGCTCTCCGAGAACCGCTCTCAGCAGGAAGAGCTGGAGCACCGCTCTCGGAAGGGCACACAGGCGCGCAGCACTTTGTTCGGAAACAAGACGACCGCCGACTAGTTCGGCCGCCGAAAGGACGACACAATGGCAACAGCAGTTGAAGAAGGAACCGTGGATTGGGCCGGAGCAGAGGTCCAGTTCGGGAGTCAGGTCGCGGCCGGCGAGCCCGCCGTGGAATCTGACGGAACGGTGGAGGTCCGCATCAAGGGCCGCACCGTCAAGATGAGCACCGAGGCCGCGACAGCCTACAACGAGTTCGTGCGTGACACTCGTGAACGGGACGGCCGCCTGGGTGGAGAGATCGCGCAACTTCGGGAGCGTAGCGCCCGACTGGAAGGGATGGTCGAAACGGTCAACCGGGGTCCGGCCCCTGCTGCCCACGACATCGCTCCCCCGCCGGCAAAGCTCGCGATCGAAGACTTCGAGGAGTGGCAGCGGCAGATGCTCCAGTATAACGGGGCGATGATGCTGCGACAGCAGTCCGAGCTGGAGGGGAAGTACAGCAAGGCGGAAGCCGCGCGTACCTCCGACGCTCGGACCCAGCAATGGGCGGAACGGTTCTACGCGCTCAATCCGCACCTGAACCGCCCGCATCTTCGGGACGTGGTGACCGGGGTCTACCGGCGCAACGCCCAGGAGATCGACAGCCTGAACGCCACCGACAGTGGAGAGGCGCACACGCGCCTCGCCGAGCTGGCGGCGGACGAGATCAACGCGATCCGTACCGACGGCAAGACACACGAAACCACCAAACCCCCTCGCCTGGAAGGGGCTGGTGCGCCCAGCAGCGGAGCCAAAGTCGCGGAGGTGCCCGTTCAACGGTCCGCCGCCGACTGGTCCGCCCGTAAGCGCGCGCAGCTCCGGGGCGAGAAGGCAAAGTAAGGAGCAGCCCAATGGCTTTCTCATGGGACTTCGACGCCCCGACCGGGACGTTCAAGAACAACCAGCTCTCGGCAGAGCTGTACGAAACCGCGCTGGAGAACAGCGTGTGTATGCCCTACGTCGATGTGGAGACGAGCTTCGGCAAGGGGAAGGGTGACACCTTCAACCTGACGCGCTTCACCCACATCACCGAGCCCGCGTCGGCGCAGCTCGCCGAGAACGTGCCGATCCCCGAGGTGCAGTTCTCGATGAGCACGTCGGCCATCACGGTCAGCGAGTTCGGCATCGCCGTGCCCTACACGGGCAAGCTGGAGATGCTGTCCAAGTACAACATCGAGAACGCGGTGCAGCGCACGCTCATGGAGCAGAAGCGCCTCGTCCTCGACTCCCTCGCGCTGACCCAGTTCAAGAGCGTCAACTTCAAGTACGTCCCGACCTCGGCGACGGCCGCGACGCTCACCTACAACGGCACGCCCTCGGGCACCGCTGTGGCGGACCTGTCCTACTTCCACATCGAGGACATCAGCCAGAACCTCTACGACGACCTCCGGGTGCCGTACTGGGACGGTGATATGTACATGGGCATCTTCCGCGCGAAGACGGTCACCTCGATCCGTCGCGACTCCCAGTTCATCGCGTGGCACCAGTACGGCAACCCGACCGTGAAGGCCAAGGGCGAGGTCGGGGTCATCGAGCGCATCAAGCTCATCGAGACGAACCACGCCTCGGCGGGCGCGCTGCCCAACGTCGGCTCCAACAACTTCGGCCCGGGCGTCGTGTTCGGCCGCGAGTCCGTTCTCATGCTGGAAGTCGAGACGCCGCATCTGCGCGCTGCTCTGCCCAGCAACTTCGGGCGCTTCAAGAGCATCGCCTGGTACGGGCTGTTCGGTTTCGGTCTGGTCTACACCGGGGCAACGACCCAGGCGAACAGCCGTGGCGTGACGCGCGGCGTTCACGTCACCTCGGCCTAACGGAAAGGGAGAAGGAACAACTACCATGGACGCGAATACTCCCGAAATCATCCTCTGCGGGTCACCCAACACGGCGCTCAACGCCGCGCTGACCCTCATCCAGCTACCGCTGCTCGAAACCATCACGGTCGTCGAGTTCGGCATCTTCAACGCAGCCGGCGCGGACAACGTGGCGGCGGGCGTGCTCAAGCTCCAGGGCGTGGACACCACGGCTGGCGGCGCGACGTTCGTCGACCTGGCGATCCTCACCGCTCCGGCCGCGCTGCCCCTCCAGGGTGGCATCCTCGGCCGTCGCTGTGACGTGCTGCTGGACAAGGTGAACAACTCCGCGGTGGGGACCGGCGCCTCCGGCAACACCAACGCGGCGATCAGCCCCAGCTCGACCAAGCAGTTCATCGCCGTCCAGCTCCGCATCACGACCGGCTTCACGGCCGCGACGGTGGGCTGCGGCTACATCAAGTACCGCAAGCAGGGTGCGAACGGAATCGTCTTCGTCGGTGCAGCGACGAGCGCGACCGGCGTGCCCAACGAGACGATGGTGATCGCGTAACGATCACTCAGGGATGGGGGCCGTCGACCGGGCGGCCCCCGTTCTCTACTGGACCGGCGCAACGCGCCCGCCCGAAAGGACCATCATGGAAGCCGCCGAAACGACCGATGAAGTTCGCATTGTCCGCCAGTGGGCACAGTCCACGTACATCTATGGCGCCGACTCCAAGCAGCGCGTGCCCAACCCGGACGCCCATCCGTTGATCTGTCAGCGGGAGGACGGGCGGTACTGTGACGTTGAGGGCCGGATCATCGCTCGGAGCGCCGTCCCGGCGTACATCCGAGAAGAGGGCCGCCCCCTGGAGCGCACCGAGCCGGTCGGAGGCACGATCAGCCTCGCCGACGCAATGAAGGACGCAATCACCCCCGCAGACCCGCGCGACCAGCGGGCTCGTCAACCCGCCAAGGGCGGCAAGCGTAAGTAGGAGAAGCCACATGGCGCACACGTCAAAGGTCTATCGGCTCATCGAGGCCCTCCACCAGGGGCCGCGTCCGTCCGAGCACACCGTACTCGCGAACGGCAACAACACCATCACGAAGCCGACCGGGGCGGACGGCGCCATCGTGTTCATGGACCCGGCGAACACGGCCGTCGTGCTCCTCAAGAGCGTCAACGCGGACCAGGGGATCATCCAGGACAAGACGGGGGCCTTCGCCATCACCTGTGGGGGCGCGAGCTTCGTCATCAACGTCGATGCGAACACCGTCGCCGCCGTACGCTGGTTCCGCTTCCAGTAGACGATGGCGTCCGCCTCATCCATCGCCCGGCTGCGGGAGGTTCTCCAGCAGGGCCTGAGCGGCGCGACGACGGCGTTCTTCGCCGGGGGGTTTCTCTTCCCGGCCACGCCACCCCGCGCCGATGGCGTCGTCATCTTTCCCGACTCCACTCAGGCGTACGTGACCGGGATTCGCCTGGGCGGCGACCCAGCCGACCTGGGGATTCTCCTGAACCCTCGGGCCCCGACCGTCGTGTGCATGAGCAGTTCGATCTTCCTCTTCTCCCCCGGCTCCTCAGAGCCGATCGGTCTTCGGTGGTTCCGCCTACAGTGAGGGTTCTATGAGCACGCTGCTGACGACTGACGACCTACGCGCGGACGCCCTCTTCCGCGCGGGCGAGCCCACGACGGACACCACGGGGCAGTTCTGGGCGAAGAGTCTGGAGTACCTGAACCGGGTCCAGCAGCAGCTCCTCCTCGGAGGCTCGATCGCAGCCGGCCGCGACCTGGCGACGAGCGCCGGCATCTACGCCCACCTCGTCGACCTCCCCATCACCGACTGGTGGTGGGCGCGGAAGCGGGGCGTCTTCAACACGGCCGCTCGCATTCGCAGCACGACGACGGCGACCCTGACGCAGGGGGTGAGCGGCACCATCTCTATCACCCCGGCGATCGTCGGGACGGACGTGACCAACTGGTACGTCGTGCCCTCAACCCAGCCGACGGTCTACCGGATCGTCGCGACGCAGTACCCCAGCACGACGGTGTTCGGCTTGGACGCCCCGTTCGCGGACGACACGCTCGCGACCGGAACGACGGTGGACTTCGCGCAGCTCGACTACGCCCTCGCGCCTGACTTTCTGCGGTTCGCCTCGACGCCCTACATCCACAGCGTCTTCGGCGCGTCGATCGACGTGGCGTCCGTCGAGCAGCGCAACTCGGACTGGCCCCTCGCGATCGTGCGCCAGGGCCGGCCGACACGGGCGTTTATGATCGGCCCGACGACCATCTCGGTCAACGGCTACGACACCCGCCCCTATCGGTTCGAGTATGAGTACCTCGCGCTACCGCCCGACATGACCGCCGGGCAGCAGCCCGCGCTCCCCGTGCATCACCGGGCCGTCCTCTCCTCGGGCGCGGCCATGCTCATGCTCTTCGACAAGGGCGACTCCCGCGCCGCCAACCTCGCCTCGGAGTACCGCGAGCTGGTCGGCCGGATGGTGCAGGAACATCGCAAGGCGATCAGCGGCGGCAGCTCGACGTTCGGTCAGTTTCGCGTGCGCCGCTCGGGCCTCCCGAAGCGGTCGCCTCAGCAGCTTGGGGAGTTGTACCTCCTCTGATGGCCTACCAGGGAAACATCGCGCCCGTCCCGATTGGGAACATGGGCCTCGTGAAGCTGGACAACCGGAACCAGCACAAGACGGGTGAGCTGATTGTCGCCGAGGGGCTGACGTTCGAGGACAACAGCACGCGCACAGAGATGGGCGCCGTCGCCTACGATGCGGCCGGCCTCCTGACCTCGCCCGCCTACGCCAGCACAGCCTCGGTGCTCACAGCCTGGAACGCGCATCTCCTGGCGGTCACCGGGTCCGCGATTGCCGTAGCCGGGACGGCGACGTTCGGGGATTCGGGCGCAGCGGCCAGCGGTGTGACGTGCCTCGCGCCCGTGGGCGGCTACGCGATCGGTACGCTCGTCCTGGTGTATACCGTCGTGAAGGGGACGTTCACGATCGGAACCTGTGTGGACACGGTGGGCAACATCTACACGGCCGCCGGGCCCACCGTGCAGAACCCCTTTGGCCCCTCGTCGCGCCTCTGGTACACCATCGTCACGGTGAATATCCCCAACGGGGCCTCGATCGTGACGACCTGGACAGGGACATCGACTGCCACCCAGCTCATCGGCAACTTCTCCGGGATCAGTGCGATCGTCTCGCCTCCCTACACGACGGCCATCGGGGTCGGCACGGCCGTCGCGGTGGGCCCGACCGCGCCACCCGCGAGCGTGCCCTACCTGCTCATCGGGGCGACGGGCGATACCAACGGGGCCACCTTCGCTCCGGGCCTGGGGTACACCGAGCTGGTTGAGCGCACGCGGCCCGCGACCTTGGAGAACGCCTCCCTCAACTACCGGCTCGACACCTCGGCCGCATCGTTGATTGCGATGTATGATTGGCACAGCGAGATCGAGACGGTTCCGGCCGGGACGGCGACGATCGTGCAGGGCTCGACGACGGTGACGGGCGCCGGGACGACCTTCACGAACCACGCCCCGGGCGACATCATCGTCATCAACTTCGAGCAGCACGTCATCTCCTCGATCACGAACAACACCGTGCTCGTCACGACGGAGCCCTGGAGCCAAAGCGTCGGGCCGGTTGCGTACAGTCGGCGCGTTGGGGGCCGGATCATTTCCTCAACGACGGGCGGTAATTTACTCAAGGACAAACCGACGACGCTGACGACGGGGAACCTGGACGCCACGACGCTCGCGTCCGGCCTGTCGCGCACGGCGCGACCCGGTATCTTCGTCGCAGCGGGGAAAGAAGCGGCGGCGCTCGATCGCAAGCTGTTCTACTTCAACGGGACGGACCGGGTTCAGGTGCTCTCGGGCGACGGCGTTGCCACTACGAACATCGCGACGCCTCCGGCCGATTGGGGCGCGGTCGCCAGCCCGTTGACGCAGCCCGTCTCGGGCACGGTCCACAACAATCGGCTCGTCGGCTGGGGCAACCTGAACGACCCGCACCGCATCTACTTCTCGGACCCGGACAACCACGAGCTGTTCGTCGGCGGGTCTTCCTTCAACCTGCGAGCCCGGTCGGACGTGGGCGAGCGCCTCTACTGCGCCGTCAACTACCAAGGGCTCCTCGTGATGTGGAAGTACCCCCGGGGCATCTTCTACCTGGACGACACAGATGTCACAACGGCCAACTGGTTCATCCGGGCCAAGTCCGAGTCCTTGGGCTGCGCACCTTCGCCCTACGCCGTGCTGCCCATCGACGACGACGTGCTCTTCATGGCGCCGGACGGTAACTTTCACTTGCTCTCAGCCGTGGATACATTCGGGGGGACGCGAGCGTCCAACCTCAGTTACGGGCTTGGTTTCGCCAACTGGCTACGCGACAACCTGAACCTCGCGCGCCTCAACCAGGTCGTGTCCTGCTGGTTCCCCCAGAAGAAGATCGCGCTCTTCGGTGTGCCGAGCGCCGGGTCGACCACGAATGACCTCACGCTCCGCTTCGACTTCGCCGGCATGAACACGGGCAAGCCCGTCCTGTTCAGCGTGAGCTACCGGGACAACCCGGAGTCCCTGGCGATGCGCCGGGACTACACGGACCTCATCTCGCGCCCGATCATCGGCGAGGCGGGCGTCCTGTCGTTGACCGAGCAGGCGCTGCGCTCCAAGAGCGGGCAGCCATACACCTCATCCTTCCAGACGGCGCACGACGAC